GAGGCAGACCAAGCATCTACACGCAGGAACTCGCAGACCGCATCTGTGAGCGGCTTGCATCTGGCGAGTCTCTGCGGGCTATCTGTTCGGATGAGGACATGCCGAACCGGCAGACAATCCTTAACTGGTTGAATAATAAGGCAGAGTTTGTTGGCCAATACGCACGCGCACGCGAGGATCAGGCCGAGGCTCACGCTGACCGAATCATCGAGATCGCGGACGACGAGAGCATCGACGCGCACCACAAGCGCATCATGGTAGACGCTCGCAAGTGGGTGGCCTCGAAGCTCAAGCCCAAGCGTTACGGCGACAAGCTCGACCTCGAGCACAAGGGCGAGGTTGGCCTAACGGTGGTCGTGAGACGGTTCTCGGATGTCGAAGATAGTCCTACCGGCTAACGACTGGGCTCCGCGCCACTACCAAGGTCCCGCGTGGGCTGCTCTGGAGGGCGGCTGCAAGCGGCTCGCGCTTTCTTGGCACCGAAGATCGGGGAAGGATGACCTGAGCCTCCACTGGGCTGCTGTGTCGGCCATGCAGCGGGTGGGCGGCATCTGGCACATGCTCCCTCAAGCCAACCAGTCCCGGAAGGCCATTTGGGACGCGGTGGACCCGCACACTGGCAGGCGACGCATCGACGCTGCGTTCCCGCCCGAGTTGCGCGAGACGACTCGCGAGCAGGACATGTTCATCCGGTTTAAGAACGGCTCAACCTGGCAGGTTGTGGGGTCGGACAATTACAACAGTCTGATTGGCTCGCCGCCTATGGGGGTGGTGTTCTCCGAGTACGCCCTCGCAGATCCAAATGCTTGGGCGTTCCTGCGTCCCATCCTCGCCGAGAACAACGGCTGGGCTATCTTCATCTCGACTCCCCGTGGTCGGAATCATTTCGCCCGTCTGGTGGACTACGCCCGCAAGGACCCTGCGTGGTTTGGGCAGGTGCTGACGGTTGAGGACACCAAGGCCATCTCGAAGGACATCATCGACCGCGAGCGCAAGGAGCTGCGGGTTGAGCGCGGTGAGAAGGAGGCCGAGGCCATCATCCGGCAGGAGTATTACTGCGACTTCGATGCCGACATTCCCGGTGCCTACTACGGCGATGCCATCCTCAAGGCCGAGCAGGGCGGCAGGTCTGGCGAGTTCCCGCATATTGTCGGCCAGCCGGTCGGGACGGCGTGGGACATCGGCATCGGTGACTCGACGGTGATCTGGTTCTACCAGTTCGTCGGGCACAAGATACGCATCATCAACGTGCTGGAAGGCTCCGGCGTCGGCCTAGAGTGGTACGCCAAGAAGCTGCTCGCGATGGACTATGTGTACGCCGATCACATCTGGCCGCACGACGGCGCGGTGAAGGAGTGGGGGTCTGGCAAGTCCCGGCTCGAGACTGCGGCGGGATATGGGCTCAAGCCTCGGGTGCTTGAGGCCGACTCGGTGGACGATGGCATTCAAGCGGTGCGCCAGATGCTGCCGGTGATCGAGTGGAACAAGACTCCCGACTCGTTCCCCGGTGAAAGTGCCGAGGATGCAGCGACTCGCATGACCCGAGCGATTGACGCTATCCGGCAGTACCGGCGCGAGTACGACGACCGGCTGCAGCGGTTCAAGGACAGGCCGCTCCACGACTGGACGAGCCACTACGCCGATGCTCTGCGGTACCTTGCCAAGGGTCGCAGACCGTTCCGTGGGGCGGCGCGACGGGCGGCTCCGGGGGTGGCTGTAGCAGATTACTCGGTGTTCGGCTAGACTCGCGCCAAAGTCTACTGTGAGGTGCGCCATGTCCGGTCTGTTCAAGCCCAAGATGCCGAAGATCGAGCCGCCCCCGCCTGCTCCCGAAATCGATGTGGCGAAGCAGCGCGAGATTGAGTCCACCCGGCTGCGTCGGCGGCGCGGGCGTGCTGCCACGATGATGTCCACGCCTGAGACCCAGAAGATGGGTGGCGTCGCTACGACCCGATTGCTGGGCGGCGGCATGTAATGGCGACGAAGAAGATCACGCAGTTCAGCTCGCTAGCGCAGATCGACCTTGATTCTGCGGTCGATGTCCTGCCGATCGTTGATGTCGGCGCAGGCGAGACGAAGAAGGTGACCGGCAAAGCCTTGATGGGCGCGTCCGTGGCCGATCTCATCCAGACATGGAACAACGTCGCGACGACCTTCTCGGCCATCAAGATGGATGTGACCGACACGGCCTCGGCTGCGGGTTCGATGCTTATCAACCTGCTGGTTGGTGGCGCAGCGCGGTTCCAAGTGACGAAGGCGGGCGATGTCACGGCCGCTGGTACTCTCGCCGTCACGGGCGCATCGACCCTCACGGGCGCGGCTACCTTCAAGAACGCGGCGCGGTCCGACTCGGCGACTGCTGGGGTGGGGTATGCGACCGGCGCGGGTGGCGTGGTCACGCAGCTCACCAGCAAGGCAACCGGCGTCACGCTCAACAAGATTTGCGGCACCATCACGATGGACGCGGCTACCTTGGCGCACCAGACCCCGGTAGCGTTTACGCTGACGAACAGCGCGATCGCGGCAACCGATGTGGTGGCGGTGAGCGTGAAGAGCGGCGGCACGGCAGGTGCGTACCTGGTGAGTGCTGGCGCGGTAGCTGCGGGTTCCTGCTCCATCACCCTGTTCAACTGTCAGACCAGCGGCAACCTCTCGGAGGCCGTGGTCCTTTCTTTCGCAGTCATCAAGGCCGTAGCGGCCTAATCGGAGACAGACATGGCAACAGGCATTGTTCTCGTATCGAACGCCAGCGCGACTGGCGCGTGGTTCGCATGGCCGGGTGGCCGTGGTGAGTTCCGGGTTGAGGCAACCTTTGGCGGCGGCACGGTCAAGCTGGAGTGCAAGGGGCCGAACGGCACCGCGCAGGATGTCGGCGTCGATACGACCCTGACGGCTGCTGGCGGTGGCATCTTCGAGCTGGGTGCGGGTGAGATTCGCTGCAACATTGCGACCGCGACCGCTGTCTATGCCATGGCGTTGCGCATCCCAAGCCCGAACTTCTGATGCGCACATGGCCGCGAAGTCAGGAGCGCACCGCCGACCGGACGCTGCGGCGTGACGGGACGGGCGATGACCAGCCTGTTGGCAACCTCGTAGCCGAGAACGGAGACAATCTCGCGCTCGAGAACGGCTACTTCCTGCTTTGGGAGTGACGATGGACTCACGCGCACAAGACGTTCTGCAGGGGTACGACCGGCTCAAGGGTGCGCGTGGAACGTGGGAGCAGCACTGGCAGGAGGTTGCCGAGCGGGTCTGGCCGTCGATGGCCGAGATGACCGGCCAGCGCACACCGGGCGAGAAGCGGTCGGAGAAGATATTCGACTCGACGGCGCAGCGAGCCTTGCCTCGATTCTCTGCCGCGATGGACTCGATGCTGACACCAGCAACGCAGATGTGGCACGGATTGCATACCGGCATCCCCGAGCTCGATGAGAATGTGGCGGTGCAGCGGTGGTGCGATTCCCTGCGCGATGTCCTGTTCCGGCAGCGGTATGCGCCGACCGCCAACTTCGCCTCGCAGGTGTTCGAGTGCTACATGAGCCTCGGTGCGTTCGGCACCTCGACGCTGTTCATCGACGAGATCCCAGGCGTGACCTTGCGGTACCGCGCCATCCCGCTCTCCGAGATTGTCATCGACCTCGACCATACGGGTCGGGTGGACACGGTGTACCGCTGTTTCCAGTTGACGGCGCGGCAGGCGATGCAGGTTCCGGGCTGGGCTGACAAGCTCCCGCGAGGTATCAAGGCTGCGGGAGATGCGAAAGCGAACGACATGTTCGAGTTCATCCACTGCGTCAAGCCGAACGACGGGTATAAGTCGGGCAAGGCCGGTGCGGACGGGATGCAGTTCATGTCGCGCTATGTTGCCCGGCAGGGTGATGCGCTGCTGGCAGAGTCGGGCTATCGCTCGATGCCGTATGCGGTGGGTCGGTATGTCACCGGCCCGCGTGAGATTTATGGGCGGTCACCTGCGATGGAGGCTCTGGCCGACATCAAGTCCCTGCAGGAAATGGAAAAGACCATGCTTCGGATGGCGCACCGCATGGTCGACCCGCCGCTCATCCTCTCCGAGGAGGGGGCCTTAAATGCCTTTTCGGTGCGCCCCAATGCACTGAACTACGGCTACCTCCGAGAGGATGGTACGCCGTTGGTTCAACCCCTGATGACTGGCGGGAACCTGCCGATCGGGATGGAGATGGCCGACCAGAAGCGCAGGGCGGTGAACGATTCGTTCCTTGTCACGCTGTTCCAGATTCTGGTCGAGAGTCCCCGCGTGATGACGGCGACCGAGGTCATGCAGCGAGCCCAGGAGAAGGGCGCGTTGCTTGGACCTACGATGGGTCGGCAACAGTCGGAGTTCATCGGCCCCATCATCGAGCGCGAGCTGGACCTGCTCTCGGCGTCTGGCGCGTTGCCCGAGCCGCCCCCGCAGCTCATGGACTATGTGATGGCGGGCGGTGAGATTCTGCCGAAGTACACCGGGCCGCTCGCTCGGCTGATGCGAGCCGAAGAGGCTGCGGGCATCCTGCGCACCATCGAGGCGATCTTGCCGGTGGCGCAAGCG